TATGGTAAAGAAGAGGCCGATAGAAGACACTTTGAATGGAGATTAAAAATATCACAACATCAGCAATATAAATTAGAGAATGGGTGGAAGCATACTGACGAAGCCAAAGAAAAAATATCAAAGGCGGGTAAAGGTAGGAAACTATCTGAAGAAACAAAAAATAAAATGAGAAAACCTAAACCAAAAGGGTTTTCAGAAAAACTATCAAAATTGAAAAAAGGTGTGTCAACAGGATCATCAAAAAAAAGATTACAGGTTTTACAATTTGATTTAAATGGTAATTTACTTTATACTTGGGATAGTATAACAGAAGTTGAAAATCAATTAAAAATATTCAATATATCTGCGGTATGTAAAGGAAAACAAGAAACCGCTGGTGGTTATAAATGGGAATATAAAAAATAACGAAAATGAATAATTTAGACAAACAATACCAAGATTTACTTCAAGATATTTTGGATAATGGGGTAAAAAAAGAAACAAGAAATGGAGGAACCATCAGTGTTTTTGGTCGTCAGATCAGACACAACATGAGTGAAGGATTTCCTTTACTCACAACCAAGAAAATGTTTTGGAAAGGAATTGTAACTGAATTGATTTGGTTCCTACGTGGTGATACGAACATTAAATACCTTATAGATAATGATTGTCATATTTGGGACGGTGATGCTTATAAGAACTACGGTCAAAAGATTATCTCTGGAGGTTACCAAAATTTAGTTGCAATAGGATGGCCTAGTACACAAGAAGAGTTCATCAACAAAATCAAAACAGATGATGAGTTTGCTAAGAAGTGGGGAGATTTAGGTCCTGTGTATGGTAGACAATGGAGAGCGTGGGGTGGCTTTGATAAAAAACCTTCAGGATGGAATCATGGGGCTGTTACTCATTTTTCTGAAGTGCCTAAACTTGACCAGATAAAAAATCTTATTCACGACCTTAAAACAAATCCTGATAGCCGAAGATTGATGGTTACAGCTTGGAACCCATCGGAATTGGACCAGATGACTCTTCCACCTTGTCATTATGGATTTCAAATTTATACAAGAGAGTTCAGTTTACAGGAAAGAAAAGACATATATGATAAATCGTCTTATGTTAAAGATATTTTTCCGACAGATGAAAATGGATGGAATAGTTTATTCAATGATTGTAGTATACCAACCAGGGCAATCTCTTTAATGTTCAATATGAGAAGCAATGATGTTCCGCTCGGGCTTCCATTTAATTTGGCTTCATATGGGTTACTTTTGATGATATTGGCAAAAGAGGTTAATATGGTACCTGAAGAATTGATTTCAAATATGGGAGATTGTCACATATATCTAAATCAAATTGATGGTGTGAAAGAACAATTAACAAGAGAACCATTTGAATTACCAACTCTTAATCAGTTCCCCACCTATGAAGGTTCAAGACCATCAATAGAATCTTATACTATTGGCGATTTCACACTTAAAAATTACAAATCACACCCAAGTATAAAAATGCCACTTTCTAACTAACTTTTTATTATTTGAGGATATTTATATTAAAGGATAAACCTTAAAGTAAATCAATATGAAGAAATTTTTAGTTTATGAAATAAAAAACAACATTAATGGTAAATCTTATGTCGGACAATATAGTGGATTATCATTTGAAAAATATTTTGGGAGTGGAAAGTTGATTAAGTTAGCCATAAAAAAATATGGGTTAGAAAATTTCTCTAAAACTATTTTAGAAGAGTGTTCTAATAAAGATGAGTTGAATGAAAAAGAAATTTTTTGGATTGATAAACTCAAAACAATTGCAAACGGCTATAATTTAACTGAAGGTGGCACTGGTGGAGATTTATCTGAATTTATTAAGTATGATGAGAATTGGGTTGAAAACCAAAGACTCTCAACAAAAAAGTATTGGGACAATATCAGTGATGATGAAAGAAAAAAAAGAAGTGAAAGTGTATCTGGCGAAAAAAATGGAATGTATGGTAAAGAAGGATTTTGGAAAGGTAAGAAAATACCTAAAGAAATTGTAAAAAAATCATTAGATAATAGAAGAAGTTATGATAAAGAACAAAATCCTAATTGGAAGGGAGGTTTAACTTATGTCTATTGTGAATGTGGTAAAAGAATAGGTTACGGTCACACTCATTGTAATAAATGTAGACCAAGAAGTAATGACGATAATCCATTTTTTGGTAAACAACATTCGGAAGAAACTAAAAATAAGTTAAGTGAAATCAGAAAAGGAACTTATAATGGAGAACAGAATATACCAATAATAATTGATGATGTTGAATACCGTTCTGCTGGTGAGGCATCCAAAATACTTAATCTACCTATGGCAACGATAAGATGGAGGGTTTTAAGTAAAAATAAAAAATTTGACAATTACAAATACAAAGATTAAAATTAAATTAATATGACACACCACAATGTTTGGTTTAAAAGATGGTTTAACCCCACGCTAAGAAAGATATTCAAAGTTGAGATATGTTCTTTAATTGATGGTGAAACTGTGATTGGGTATGGAATAAGAAAATATAAAAAGTTATGTTAGGATTAAGAAAGGTTGAACCTGGTAGATGGAGAAATGATTGGATGGAGTTTTACCCTGGATTCCATAAATGGAATTTAAGATACCTACCAAGTAATGGATTAAATTGGAAATTAGATTTTTGTTTTATTTGGGGTCAATTTTATATGACATTCAAAACAAACAAACCACCAAAATATAAGGATGAAAGACCAAAATATGGATTTTATTTTTATTCGGTAGGTAGTTGGTTTCCTGATTCATTATGGATCCATAGAGGAACAAAAAAAATAAAATGTATTGATTTACCTTGGCAATATGATTGGGTAAGAACATCCAAATTTCTAAAAGATGGAACATGGGCACACCAAACCAAAAAAAATAAAATTGATTTTTATACTCCTGAATGGAAAGAAAAAATCCATAAAGAAACACATAAATACTATTACATTCACGACGATTTGTTCCAAGATACTGAGGCCACTTGTAAGTTAGAGGAAAGAGAATGGAGACCAAGAATGTTCAGGTGGACACGACTTTTTAGAAAAGTAAGACGAAGTATTGATGTTGATTTCAGTAATCCGATTGGGAAAGGTGTTGATTCATATAAAGGAGGAACTTATGGTGCGGGACACGACACTAATAAAGGTGAGACAATTAAACAATGTCTTAAAAGAATGATGAAAGAAAGAAAATTTTAACAACAAAAAATAAATTATGACAGGAAAATACCTAATTACAACAGACAGATATTTTGTCGCACCTGACGGAAAAACTTATACCGCAGTTTGGGGTGATGTTAATATTTTAGAAGACTCCATTCTCGGAGTTAAAACGAACAGAAATAGTGCCAACTGGTATGCGATGGTTGGTAAAAATGGTAAAGAAATTACTATTGCGGGATGTCAAATATTTTACGCTATTAAGTGTGAGGAAAAACCATACACAGAAGACGTGGAAGATTGGACGGTTGATAATGGTAAGTTTGATACATACGTAAGACCAACTAAAATTTACATCGCAGAATAACACTCAACAATTAAAGTTTATTAAATTATGAAAAAAAAAATTTCACAAGAAGAAATTCAAGAAATTGAAAGATTAACAGGGGGAAAAATTGGAACACATACATTTGGACCAAACAACGAAAACACATTGGAAAATTCATTCTTATCGCCTGATGGAACATATATCGGTAGTATTGATGAAGCAAGATGGTATGTTAAAAATAAAATGATGGTTGATGAAAATTATCCCCACGGAGTTGCTGCGGTTATTATCGAAGATACATATGGAACTGATAACCCTGTTATCGAAGGGATGTATGGATACACTCACAGAGGTGGTAGTCTTTTCAAAATCGGAGATAGATTATTTGATGGGGATTATGAACCCGTTAAAGAAGATTACCCTGAAGAACAATGGAATGAATACGAAACAAAGTTCGCGGATTTATATCAAGAAGAAGATGAACTTGGTAGAAAATGGATGGATGAAGACGGAATATCTTATGTAATACCATTCAAATTAAGAGGATCAAAATTGATTGAAACAATGGAAGAAGCATTTGAAGCCGCTAAAAATATGTCAAATTATTTAAGTTAATATTATGAAAACAAAAGTATATTCAGCTTTCCCCGGTGTAGGGAAAACAACTTACTTCAATACAACAGATAGAAATGTATTGGATAGTGATAGTTCAAAGTTTGACAAGAAACATTTTCCTGACAACT